GTTGGCAGATTAAGACATAAAATAGAAATTGAAAAACCAATAACAACTATTGCAAGTAATGGAGAGCAAGTAAGAACTTGGGAAAATGTAGCTAGTGTTTGGGCAGGAATAACAAATCTTAGTGCAGATGAAATATTAAAAAGTGATAAAGTTACTGGCAGAATGACACACAGAATAATAATCAGATATTATTGTGAAGGATTAAATACAAAAATGCGAGTAAAAAAAGGCAGTAGGACTTTTCAAATTGAAGGAATAAAAGAGGATTACACAGGTAACAGAGTTCAAATTTTATTATGTTCGGAAAATACAGATGGCACGGATTGAAGATTCAATAAGAATTGCAGGAGATAAAATTTTAGCTAAAAAATTAAAAAAGCTAGCTGATACTTCTGCTAGAAAAGTAATGAGACCAGCAATAAACGCAGGATTAACGCCGATAAGAAAAAGAGCTATAGAACTTGCAAAAGCAAACTTTAAGTCAGATACGATAGCAAAAGAAATAGGAAAGTCAGCTAAAAAGTCAAGAAGAGGAAGTGGCGTTGTAGGGAAAGTTTTCATTAAAAAACAGCCTAATAGAACAATAAAAATAAAAGGTAAACAAGTTCCCTTTGAGGTGGTTGCGAATATATTAGAGTTTGGCAGAAAAGATGGAAGTTTACAGGCTCGTTCTTTTATGAGAAGAGCTAGGGAAGAAATGGGGGGGCAAGCAATAATAAAAGTAAGAGAAAAAGCTCTTGAACGATTAGAGATAGAATGGGAAAAAGGAAAAATAAGATTAAAATGAAAACAGCATTAAGAAATTTAATAATATCAAAAAGCGATATAACAGACATAGTAGAGAGCCGTGTTTATTCGTTCCCAGCTCCGCAAGGTGCAGTAATGCCTTATTTATTGGTGCAAAGAATTACTGAAACACCGGGGCGGAATTTAAATGCTCCTAATGAGTTGTATAGAGAAATGTGGCAGATTGGCTGTTATGCAGAAACGGATTCAGAGGCTGAAAGATTGAAAAATGCAGTTAGAGAGCATCTTGATATTTGCTCCCCTTTTACAATGGGAGATTTTACAGTTTATAATATGTTTTTAGAAAGTTCTAACGATTTATCAGAGCTTGAATTATCGGGAGGTCAACAAGGAGTTTACCGTAGAAATATGGATTTTATCATAATTAGGAAAAAAACCGCAAATTAAAGGAGTCTGAGAAATGTTAAAAAAAGTAAAGATAGAATTTTTAAGCAATTACTTATTGGGGACAGTTTTGTGTTCAAAAGGTGATTTGCTAAAAATTGAAGAAAAGAAAGCAAAAGAATTAATTAAAAATAAATTTGCTAAAAAAGTTTAAAAAAATAAATTTCTAAAAAGGAGAAATTAAAATGGCACTTATTCTTGAAGGACAAGGCACAACTTATACACGTGCAGGAATTGTTTTAAAGCCAACAAAAATAACGGTTCCTGGTTGGAGTAAAGAAGAGATTGATAATACAACTCTTTCAAATACGGAAGTCAAAACAGCGTTAGTTGCAACATTAAAAAAGACTGGGAATATTGTTTTAACACTAGAATTTGACCCGAGTGTTTATGCAAGTGTTCCAGAAGGTAATTTAGAAACAACAATCACTTTTGGCGGTACAACTGAAAAAATCACATATTGGGCAGATATTCAAGAGCTTGGCAATGTTGATATGGAAACAGATACAAAACCAACTTTTGATGTTACTCTTATTACTACAAATATGAACGCAACAGGCGTTGAAACAAAACCAGCATATGCAGCAAGCTAAATTAAAGGAAATTAAAAAATGATTACTAAAGAACAACTACTCGCCACCACTACCAAAATCATTAACATTGAAAAACTTGGAGAAGTTAAAATTCGCAAACTAAAAGTTGGTGAAATTAATTCTGCAAGCAGAGAAAAATCTTTACAGAAACAAGGAATAATTCTTATTTCTCTTTCTCTTGTTGACCCACAATTATCTGTTAATGAAGCAAATGAGCTTCCCACAGATATAGCTTTAAGGTTGCAAGATGAAATTTTAGATTTCAACGGAATGAGTGAAAAATCTGCAAATGAGATTGAAAAAAACTAAAAAGGGATGTCGGGCGGATTAGTTGTTTCAAGGTGGCGACCCGTCTCGGCATCCCAGTTTCTGAATTAGAAAGTCGCCTTGATTATTCAGAGTTCTTGGAGTGGCTTGTTTTCTTTGAATGGGAATTAAAACAGCACTCAAAACAAGATTATTATCTTGCGCAAATCGCAGGGATGCAGTCGGGTAAGAAAAAGGCAAAGATTTCAGATTTTTTGATAAAGTTCGGCAAAAATGCAACAAAAACTTTGAAAATATCAGGCAAAGAACAAGCAAATATTTTCAAGAAAATTTTAGGAATTAAAAATGGCTAAAGGTGATTTAAAAGTTTATTTAACGGCGAACACTAAAAAGTTCGAGCGTGCAATGAGACGAGTGCAATATAAATTAAATAACTTTTCAAAAAAAGTAGCAAAAGTTTCTTTAGTTGCAGGTGCCGCCCTTACAGCTATGGGAATAAAAGCAATTAAGGCCGCTTCTGATATGGAGGAAACAGAGTCTAAATTTAATGTTGTTTTTTCAAAGATGAAAAAAGACGGCGACAAGATGGCTGAAAATTTAGTTGATAACTTTGGATTATCAGGCAAAGCGGCGAAACAATTATTAGGAGACACTGGAGATTTATTAACAGGGTTTGGTTTTGGACAAAAAGAAGCATTAAAATTATCAAATGAAGTAAATAAACTTGCAGTAGATTTAGCTTCTTTTACAAACTTTTCAGGAGGTGCGGCAGGAGCAAGTAAAGCTCTAACAAAGGCACTTTTAGGCGAAAGAGAAAGCCTAAAATCTTTAGGAATTTCAATCCTAGACAAAGATGTCAAAGAGCGAGTTGCAATAAATACTGCTAAAAAAATGACGTTTGGAACGGAACGACAAGCAAAAGCCTTTGCAACCTTACAACTAGCTCAAGAACAATCAAAAAATGCGATTGGAGATTTTGAGAGAACTCAAGATAGTTTTGCGAATAAATGGCGTGTGTTACAGTCAAGAATAGAAGATTTTAAAGTTGAATTAGGAAAATTATTAATTCCATTGTTAGATGTTGCATCAGGAACTGGAGATATTACAAATGGAATAAAAAAAATGACAACTTATATAAAAGACCACGCTAAAGAATGGAAAGTTTCTTTTAAATTAATTGGAATAGTTTTAGATAATTGGGCTCAAAAAGTATATCATCAGCTTTCTTGGTACACAGATAATTGGGCGGAAGTTTTTCGTTGGATAGGTGAAAACTTTACAAAATTAGCAAAAAATACCTTAATCATCTTAACAGCGTGGAATTTAGACGTATTAACAAGCGTTGGTATATTAATGGCTTATGTTACAAGAATGGTTCAAGAATCAGTCAAAGCACTTTTTGCCTATATTGCATCAGGCGGAACAAAAGATGTTTTTAAGCCTTTAAGTGATTTATTTGTTGAAAATATGGAAAAAGCTTTAAAGCGTACAGGACTTTTAACAAAGGCGGCGATAAAAAACGCAGATTTTTCAAAAATTTATATAAAAAATGGTGCTTATTTGAAAAAGTTATGGGCGTTAAGTGATAAAGAAATGGAAGAAAAGTTAAAAAAATTAGGGTCAGAAAGTGCTGATAAACCCGAAGGAAGTTCTTTTGAAAAAGTCTCCCCAATGACAGATTTTATAAATGCACAAAAAAACAATCTTTTCAAAGGACTTGATTTTTTTTCAGGAGAAAAAACAAAAACATCACCAGTTCAAGAAAAAACAAAATTCGCAGGAGCATTAGAAAAAGGCTCAATTGAGGCGTACAGGGCGGAATTGGCAAATAAAAAATCGCCTGCAAATCAAACTGCTCAAAACACAAAAGATAGTGTTGAAATACAAAGAGAAATGTTAAAAGAACAAAAAAGAACAAATGTTTTAATTGTCAAACCGACGGTTGGATTTCAAGAATACGCTTTTTAAATTATAATACAGGAGTTAAAAATCTCAAATGATAATATATATTGGTGAAAAATTCAATCGGTCCGCAAGTATTGTCTGCCAGTGCAACACGTGTTTTCCAATATCAAACAACGGAAAAAGAGTCAGGCGTTGCAGTAAAAAAAGACAGTAATATCCCTCCACTTAATCAAGCACACCCCGACGATGGGCGTTTATTTTGCTCAAATAGAGAAGTTTCTCCTGACAGTGAAACAGGCGATACTTGGTTTGTAACTTGCACATATTCAACAAGGAGTGCAGAATATAAACCTGAAACTGGTGAAGAGATAGAGCCTTGGGATTTACCGCCCTTTAATGTTTCTTTTGGTGTAGTTCCTTACACAAAAATTCTTGAAAAAGCATATAAAGACACTGATAAAGCAGGAGTTCCAACGCAAGATGTTTTAAATTCAGCAGGTGATAAATTCGACCCTCCCCTCTATTACACGCAATATAATTCTATTTTAAAATTCTCTTATTATAAAAAGCATTTTTTTATGGAGCAAATTAAAGAAAATCAAATGAGCGTTAATTTTGAACCT